TGGCTTTGTCTGCCTTAGTTGCTACAGCGGTAGCAATGTTGGCAAATTCAGTATCAATTTCAGATCCACGAACAACCTTTGCAGGATCTCCTGTGGTCAGCGTATCTTTCGCTGTAAAATTAGTAGTCTTTACATAGTCTGACATATTAAATCGTCCTTCCAGTTACGGCGTAGATGTCAAGTTTTTGAACTGATACTGGGTAACCATTTACTTCAGCATCGATACCAATCTGGACCACATTACCATTTCCAGATAATTGTTTCTTTAGGTTTTCAATCGTTATGGAAGATGAGTATTCAGCAATTCCATATTCTGCAATGCCATATTCAGAAACATCAGCAGGAGGTGTTGTTACTCGTGCTACTTGATAGTTAGTGGCATAGTCAAAGGCCCACTTAATATCAAATGTTGTAGACGAAGCACCAACAGTTACAATACCTATCTTCTTTAGCATCTTGATTACAGACGGGGACCCAAAGTCAAGATAAGGAGTATAATAAGAAAAAGTATATGTTGATGCGTTATCGACATAGCCTGTATAGCGAGCAATTCCATTTGTCTTTCCTAACAGCAATCTGCGGTCATGTGTAGAACAAAGGCCACCAGGATTGATGTTGTCCCAAATAGTCGCTCTTGCAGAACCATCTTGCAGGAACTGTCGGACATCAAAGTAATAAGTAAAATCAGAAAAAGGCAATGTCAGCAGATAAAATGCCTCTACCTCAAAGTAAACACTGCGAATCTTGGTCAGATCTTCAGTGGTAAGATAGTCTAGTAACTGGTCACGGACATTACGGCTAATATCACGCACAGGAGCAGACTTCTCCTGAATCGTCCGTGCTAGACTACGAACACCGCTGTTGGATAGGAACAGAATGTCTGTACCAATCTTCTGCACTGAGTCTCTAGCGATACAGCCAACACCAACAATCACATCCTGCAGAGCAATGTTGCTGATGTTATCAGCACTATTATACACTACAATATGGTTTGTGCAAAATATAATTAGAAAGTTGTTATGTGCGGCGAGAGCAACGATAGAGTCTTCGCCAGGAATAACCTTTTCTAAGTTAATAACACCAGATCCAGAGCCAGTAAAGTCAGTAGGATCTAAAAGACGGCTATAATAAACTGTCAGCTTATCAGTGCCGTTTATATTGGCTAACCACATCCTACCAAAAGCACCGATTCCGCACTTAGGTAAGAAGGTAGTACCACTATAGCTGCTAGGCACAGAGCCAACATCAGCTAACTGTTGAAAGCCATAGTCACTGTTGTGTGCATGAGCAGCGCCTCCGCTAGTAGGCAACTTGTGATATACAAGTGGCTTGTGACCAGATTGGACAATAATAGCATGAGCAGAGTAGTTTACCCCACTGCTGTACTGTGCTGGTATAACTTGCCAATCGTTGCCTGTAATAGTATAAGTAGCATTGGCGCTGTTACCAGAGTTTCTAACAAACTTCTCTGTCATTGTTGTTTCACCAACAAACAACTTATTATTACCAAATGACAGAATGCTGAAAGTGCCATCGTGGTTATCAAACTCTGCTACTACTTGAGGATTTGACGATGTACCGCCAGAAGATGTTCTATACTGCCAGCCTTTACGAGCACCAATACGTCCAAACCTATCAATGACTGCATTGCGTGCAATCAAAGCATAGTTAGGACTCATGTCCACCCCTGAGTCTTGGGTGTTTAAACCAAAGAAGCCAGGGGAGGTAAGAGAAGTAGACTGTAGTGGTTTGTTGGGCATTATATTGAGTAGAAAGAGAACTCATCAGGTCTACGGTTTGCTTCCACAGCAATCCTGTCTGCTAGCGCCTGCTTTGCTACTGCGTACTGGCTACTAACATTAACACCACCGTCTTCTCCACGCTCTTCAATTGCTTTAGCCCAAGCAAGTGCAACAATAGGAATCTTTGGTAACTTAGTTGAACTTGAGTTTGTGGTCAACTCTGCTTCTGGTGTATAGGCATCAACTTTAATGGTATAAGTTGTGTTCGGTACAGGAAAGATTTGAATCTTTAGATCACTGCTACTATCAAGGCCATCAGTGGCCCAGTAAGCAGGAATGCCATACAATGTCTGAGCCGCGAGGTCAATATTAGAGATGAAGTACTCGTGTGGCCTCTCTTCTAAATAAAGACGACTAGTGGTGTTATAGACACGATGAATCCTTGAAGCATCGCCAGCACCTGTAATAGCGTAAGACGTAGTTCCGTTAGAAGTAGAGATAGTGTAAGTAGCCGCCAGTGCTTCCCAATCCCAAGCATCCTCAACTTCACGCTTGGCATCATTAACTAACTTACCAATCAGGGAACTATAATCGTTTTCTGTTACAGATGCAACCGTAGGCTCACGCAGTCTAGTAAGCACATCATTAACTAATTGTAAGTATGTAGTTGCCATTATTTATGACTTTCTAAGTATTCTTCAAATTCTTGTTTATCTAAGTCATCTAAACTATATTTTAGAAGATACTGTCTTGCAAATTCTAATAAAAACGGATCATCTTTAAAATGTCCTAATCCTAAATTGCAATTAGAACAAAGTTTTCCTCTAACTATAAAAGATGAATGACAGTGGTCTGTTACAAGTTTTTCTTCTGATCCACAAATTAAACATGAAGTAATATTATCAAATTTTGTCCACTCTTCTTTTTTAATATTATCTGGTGGTTTTCTATATTGTTTTCTATATTCTCTTCTACAAACTCTACACCAACTATCTAATTTATTTTTAGTTTTTTTATGAGGAGAAAAAAATTTTAATGATTCCTCATATTCAACTTTACATTTGGTGCATTTTAACATTCCCACTTACGGCGAGCCTTCCTTAATCTACTATTTGGATCTTTTGCTGCCTCTGGATACATTTCCATTTGTCCTTTTGATCTTGCACAGAAGGACTTACGCCTTGCCGCTGCTTTGGGGGACTTTGCTGCTTGCTTGGCCGATACTGGTGGTTTGAGATTAGCGCCTTCAGTACGCTTGAAATAGGCTCTACCTTTAGCATTTAAACCGCCTTTAGGATTCTGATAGACTTTTTTGACCATTATTTCTTCTTGGCTGTTTTTGCTGCTTCCCTAAATGCTTTTGCTGTAGGCGCACCTTTGGTTCCAGGCTTACGCATCTTCTCGTCTGCTCCGGCAGCAATACGTTTGCGTTTCTGATTAATATTATAGTAAAGACCTTTTTTCATCGTCCACGCCCCGTCTTCTTCATCATCATCGGCTTTTTGGACATACCAGCCTGTGACATAGCAATCGCTACTGCCTGCTTGCGTGACTTCACCACTGGACCGCCTTTACCGCTATGCAGAGTACCTTCTTTGTACTCGCCCATAACTTTACCAACCTTCTCTGCCTTGCCTTTTTTAGTTGTCGGCTTTTTCATCTTTGTCTCCTTTACCTAACCAGTCTTGAATCGTACGCAATTCGTATATACGAAACCCCGTCCAGATGATCGTAAACAGGGCTGCAATGGCTGGAAGCACATCTGCCAAGGTCCCCACCACAGTCACAACAGAAACAGCGTCTACGGCTTGTTTAGTGGCTTCTGTGGTCATGGTTTGCTAGGCCAAGTGATGTCATAGGGAAAACCAGTCTGTGCAGGCACATCTCTAAGTTCTTGACGGTAGGTGGCCCAGACAGCCTTATCTACTTGCGAGTCACTAAGTTGTGTCCAATCACACTCTGCCAAGCGTTTGTCACGATCTGCCCTGACAGACTTGGCTGCTTCTGCATCTTTAGCGGCCTTGGCATCGTCATCCATCTCAGAGATAGACCATTTCCACAGCCAACGACCTTGTGCATCCTGCTCCACACCGTCTTTGAAGGCAGTTTGGTAGCGAGTCACCGTAGGTGCTGGTGTCTCAAACACCGGATCTAGGCCAAGTTCCTCAACCAGTTCTACAGACCATTGGCTAGGAAAGGATGTGTTTTTGTTGCGTGAGCGAAACTCGCCTTGTGATACTACTTCACCTGTTGCTCTAATACGATACATAGTTGATTCTCCTATTTAATTTAGCGTATTGAATGTCTACGCCACGGCATAAAAAATGTAGGTTGCATTATTAACATTCAAGTTAAATGTAGTTTCTTGGTTGACAACAAACCCACTGTTATCTGTGTCTACCGCATCAATGGTTGTTACCTCAGCATCAGTTGTATTGAGTTCTAATGCGGGATCGTTACCAGCAACGATGCCACGAGCAGAGTCAAACACAACCCAGTCGCCATTGCCATCTGAACGCTTGATTAACACAAAGCGAGCACCAGCAGTA